CAGTGAAACTTTGATCCTGCGCCCGGTTGCTGTAGATGATGAAAGAGATGTTTTTCTCGGTGCCTTCAATCGATAACGATTGTGTTTCGATAACCTGCGCATCCCATGTAAACTGGTCCCATGTGAACTGGTCCCAGTACCCACCGCCACCGATCATGGTTTTGGTGGTCTGTACGCCTTGATTGGTGGTTATGGTTCCGTATCCCAAGTCATAGCTGATTTGCACCTGGCAGTACCCGGTAGCCTTCACTTCAAAGACTGCCCGCCTGTAGCGCTTGCGCATCTGAGGTGAGCGGGAATGGTTGAACACCGGACGCACCCAAGCCTCAATCGCGGACCCGTCGAAACTGGTGCCAACTTGGTCTTTATAGATGTAGCCATCATCGGAGCCAAAATATGTCACCTCTGCGCCGGTCGATAGCGTGGCTGTGCAGATACAGCGTACAACCGTGGAACCATAGTTGATCGGCATCAGTCCCGATACTTGGTCGCCGGTAAGCCCAATAATTAGGCCGGTGCCGTCATTGAAATAAAGCCTATATTGGTCTTTTGTCTTGATGGATGTAGAGCACGTTTCCAATCCACGCTTGAGCGTCATCATTGACTGAATGAGATGCGTGATGGATGCGTAGTCGAAGTCGCCATATGTCAGCGTCGTTATCAGGCTTTGCACACCCCTGGCAGTCAAGCCGTAGGTGTTGTTGCTAACCGGCTGCATAGTGAATGCACTGTAACCAATGTCGTAAACACTGGTTGTCATGCGCCAGTCAGCAGAGCTTGAGCCATACAGGATGTGCGTGCGCTTCGACGTGAAGATCGCCATGCTGGAGCCGCTGGCGTCTGACCCTTGCGGCAGGAAGCCGGTTATGGTGTCTCCGGTTGCGATTTCACCAGCGCCAAGGATTACAGTCCATGAGTACGGATTGCCCAGCGATGAATACTGGGCCGATCCGAGAAACGACAAAAACAGGTAATTTTTGTGTGCCATCACGTGCGATGGCGTGTCGGTTGTCATCCCAGTTCGGATCGGGATGTACGTCGTGCCGTCGAATTCGGCGCACTTGTTCACGCCATCAACGATGTACATTTTCTGGGTGGCCGTGGACCCGGTGAAGTTTGCATTCACAAACTCACACTGGCCACCAGCGGCGCGGGTAATTGCAGTTGCCGCTGTGGTGGCGACGGCCTTCTGGGTTGCCCCTACAAATATAGGGTCCGCATTGGCAAATGAGCCAGTAACCGGCGTGATGATGAGCGTACCAACACCATCCGTGCCCATGGTGCCGGAGCGCAGCAGTACCGCAACAATGGTTGCCGTCTTTGTCGGAGCCGCTCCCAGGTTGCCGATGGTGTTGCCGATGGCAAACGCCGTTGTCCCGCCCATGGTGGACGAGAATTGAATCTCGGTGCCGAATGTCACTTTCGTCCATCCAGCGCCGGAATCCTTGTACATATCGCCAGCGGTGCCGCCTGCATTGTCGCGGAATGCATACACCGTATCGTTGTACACCCACACGCCACGGATGCGCCCGGACCCTGGAACCGCCGAGATAGATGCCCTTCTATCGTTCGCAGCCAGCAGCAGGTAGTCAGCATCCAGCGAGGCCGTAGAAGCCCCACCAAGAGCCGCTAATGAGGCTGTAGACCCCTGCACGACAGCTGATACCGTCACATTCTCGGATGCTGTGAATGTGCCAGTCACGCGCCCCAGCACGTAGGTCGTGCCGCTGATAGCCAGCACCTTGCCGGTGGCCCCGCTGCTGGCTCCGGTGATTGTGTTGCCAACTGCGATGGTGCCGGTGAGTGTAATTGTGATGATGTAGTACGTCGCTGCGCTGGGTGCCGTCAAGCCTGAGTAGCGCTCGAATCCATCAATGCGCCGATACCCGCCAGAGATTTCAGGCTCGAAGTTTTGCGCATCAATGCATTTACCATTCGGCACGCTAATGGGTGGTGTCATCAAATCCAGACCGCCCTTGAGTTCAAAAAACTCATGTTTGACTGCTGGCAGACTCATGCTAGTGCCGACCCCACGCAAACATCATCCATCTGATCGCGCATCACGCGGCGCAGCATGGCGTTGTACAGGCTCATGCCCTCTTGGTAAGTTTCGTTTGCCGCTTCGTACATGCCGTACATCATCATGGCCCGGTAAACGATGAGCATGTGATACTGCGACGGTAGCGCTGGCATGTCTGCGTCAGCGGTAAGGCTGGTCGGAGCCTTGAAATATTCGCCAACCACTGTGTACCCAACCGATCCAGGGATCAGCCCAAGGTTCAGCGAACGGTCCGGGCCTTCGCTGATGTAGCGCGGATCGCCATAGGACGTGCGCATCATGCCAAACAGGTACGTGTCGCGGTAGTTGTCGTAGCTGATTGGCGTCAGAAACTGCTCGCTGCTTGTGCCTGTTGTTGTGACGTAGCGGCGAAAGCTGTCCATCTTCCACAAGCCAAAATCGGACAGGCCGCAGTCGGTAGGGGTGTACGATCCTTGGCTTGCAACCGTTGTGAATGACACAGGAGCACGCATCCACCACCAGCGAGGTTCGGTAAGCTGGATGTTGGTATAGGCTTCGTCAATCCACGATGCAACGCGCCCAGATTCGCCAGTTTGCCCGACAACAGTAGTCAAGCTGCCGCCAGAAATACCGCACTTCTGGATCAGGCTGTTACACAGTTGCAAATACGTGGACATGCTTTGCCTTTAGTGTTCGCGCCGGATTGCAGCCACCCACTCGCGGCCCAGCGGGTTGCGATCTTCGAGGATCGTTACCGGGTAATTTGAACTGGTGCTGCGGCGAACAGCATTGCGCGGGCGCTCTACGGTTGCATCATCGTGGACGGTCTTGATAGAGTCAGACTTGGCACGCAACAGCACCTCGACATACTTACGCTTGGTTGTCAGCGCCTGATTGACTGGCAGCCAGCCGATAGCCACCCATTGCCCATTGGTGAACACCTCGGCATCCTTGCCGTTGACACTGACAGGGACGTGCGTTTCCGGGTTGTCGGAGCGGCTGTTTTCTTCAATGATGATCGTGACTGGCTCTTCGCTGAATGCCAGCTTTGCAATGTGTTCTTTTTGCAGGTTGACATCAAAAGAAACCTGTTCAATGGATTCACCACGTTTGAGATCGCCATCCAGGTCAATGTCATCCTTTTGGCCCAGCGGGAAATCGCCGGAATGAACCTCTTTGCGGTACGCGCGTTTAACTGGATTGTTGATTGCTGTTGCTTCCATCTGTTCCTCTGGAAAATAGACAAAAAAAAGCCCAGCGGGTTAGGCTGGGCTTACTGTGTGATCGCGTGAATTACGCGATCTTTGGCCGATCAGGAAGAGTGTGCACGTTCTTAGCCGTAGAGCATGTAATGCCAGATGCCGTCCAGCTTGTTGTACCTGCGGTGAAGCTAGAGCCTGTAGGCGATGTGCGCACCAGATGATATGCAATAGGCGCAAAGTCATCCGGCAGGGCAGGGAACTGCGGTGCTGTGATGAATGCGCCTGCCGTAGTGGTAACGCCGGTTTCAGTCGGAACGATAGAGCCTTGGGCCAGTTTGATAGCACCGGCTGCATTGACACCCCACACCAACACGGTGGCTTGGTTAGCCGTGAGCGCAACAAACGCAGCGCCAGTGGTGGCATCGGTTGTCGGGCTTGCGGTGTTGGTTTGCACACCCAATGCTGTACCGAATGCGCCATTAATGACGTGTACGGTTGCTGCGGTTGTGGTGTAGGTGCTGGTAGTGCCAAGCGTAAAGCCAGCGTTGGCCAGGTTGACGGTATTTCCCTGAACGTTTGCAAAGGTATTTGCCATGGATATTTCTCGATTACAAAATGATGGAAGGGTCGAAAGCCCCGACAGGGCTAAAGTAGAGCGTGGTGGCTGTGTCCAGCGCAGTCGTGCCGCCGGTGAAGGTGGACGAGTGCGTAACGGACAGGAAACCGACGAGGGTTTTGCCGGACGGGAAGCTGGGGAAACGTGCGGCCCCAGCCGTTGCGCCTTCGGTGCCCATGAGTACGGACAGCGTACCTGCTGCGTCAACGAAGAAGCAGATCAGGTTGAACTTGTTGGCCGTGATGGTCAACCCCGTAAGGGCGGGCATATCGGTCCCAGCAGCGATGATGATCGGTTTCCCGGCCACAACGCCATAGCTGATTGCCGCGCCGGTCTTTGCCAATGTGCTACCACCGGCCTTGATAACCAAGGTCGAATTGGAGTACATTTGGCAGGACATGCGCTCTGCAACAGGGCCAACCAGATTTCGCAGGTTGTCGCGCATCAGGCCACCGGGAATTCCGGTGAGCGTGGAAGATACTGTATCTAGCATAGTGGTTCCTTTCGGAATAGCCCCGAAGGGCTACCCTATTTAGGCTGCACGTGCCACGTTGACCACGGCCATCCACTGCTGGTTTTCGATCATCACCGCTTTCCACCAGATTGTGCCTGCGTAACCACGCTGGCCCAGCGGATCGGACTTGCTCTTTTCGCCAGGAGGCAAGAAGGTGGGATTAAGGCTCTTGAGGCCACGCACGGCGATCTGGGAGAACGCATCAGCGCCCAATACGATGATCGGGTACACGTCCAGCGCGGTCGTGCTGGTCGTGCAATAGCCCGTACCGGAGCCGGTGTAGGATGCACCAGAAGCGCCCGCATCCTGGAACGAGGGCAGGTCAGGACTCAAGATGTAGCGGAAGCGCTCGCACTTGCCGATTTCGCCAGGCTCAGGCGTGCCAGATGCGTACTTTTCAGCGGGTACGAAGTTGGGCAGGTCACGGATTTGGCGCTCCAAGTCGCTATGGCAGTAGGCAAAATAGCCTGGAGCCACTGCGCTGGTGTCGTAGTTGGCCGATGCTTTGAGCAGCGACGTAACGGGCATCGCATGGTTAGCCATCAGCGAACGCACGATAGACGATTGCAAGTTCAGCGTCATCGGACCAGCAACGGTCGCGCGGCTTGTACCACCACCACCATAAAACTGGTTCGTGCAGCTTTTGAGCTTGCCGTAAACGATCATCTCGTTTACCAGGCCAACGCGCTCACCAATCTGCTGTTTCATCTGTGCGGGGATATCGTCCTCGTACAGGTTATAGGTCTTGTCAGAGAACCCATACAGGCACGAATACTGATAAACCACTTCGGTAATATCAACCGGCGTGATCGAATCCGGCGTAGGTGTAACACCTTCTTGCGTCAAATGCGCTTGTGTGATCGTGTTGCCACGATCACCAGTACCATTTGCAAAGAAGATATTTGGTGAGCTTGAAGTTGCGCCATAGGGAAGGAAACGACGGGCTACATATGTGTCACTTTGGTTTTGCGGCAGTTGTACCTGACGGCCTGCTTTAGACAGGCACTCATAGGGTTTGGCGTGGGCCAAAATTTCACCCTTAAATTTATTAATCCGCCCAGGGGTTAAGGCGAAAGTTTGCATTGCCATTTTTGAAAGTCCTTAAAAATCAGTTACCGAGTGGCATAACCACTCTCGAATTCATCCATCTCAGAACGAGATGGCGCATAACCAC